ATATCATCAAACTATAATATACAGTTGTCAAGAAAGATTGCTTTAAATAGTGCCTATGGTGCAATCGGTAATCAATACTTTAGATACTTTGATGTAAGACACGCTGAAGGTATCACGATGGCAGGTCAGTTGACTATTAGATGGATTGAACGTGATGTGAATGATTATCTAAACAAACTATTGAAGACTAAAAATGTTACTTATGTTGTGGCTTCTGACACAGATTCAATTTATATTAAACTAGGTGAAATGGTTAATAAAGTATTCAAAGATAAATCTGACAATAGAAAGATTGTAAAAGTATTAGATAAATTTTGTGAAGAAAAACTACAACCATTTATTGATTCTAGTTTTGAAAAACTTGCAAAGTATGTTAAGGCATACGATCAGAAAATGATTATGAAACGAGAAGTTATTGCCAACAAAGGTATATGGACTGCTAAGAAAAGATATATTCTAAATGTGTTTAATGAAGAAGGTCTTGATTTAAAAGAACCTAAACTAAAAATCATGGGTATTGAGGCTGTTAAGTCGTCAACTCCTGCACCTTGTCGTGTCAAGATTAAAGAAGCATTAAAAGTAATTATGACAAAAGATGAACCTGCATTGATTGAATTTATAGAAAACTTTAGAACACACTTTAAGAAGTTGCCACCTGAAGATATTGCTTATCCTAGAAGTTGTAATAATCTTAAAAAGTATTCATCATCAAAAGACATATATCAAAAGTCAACACCTATTCATGTGAGAGGTGCTTTACTTTATAATAATCAATTGAAGAAACATAAACTAGTTAAGTATGAAACTATACAAGATGGTGATAAGATTAAATTTATTGCATTGAAAGAACCTAATCCTTTAAGAGAGAATGTTATATCATTCTCAACTAAACTACCAAAAGAATTTAAACTACATCAATATATTGACCATGATGAAATGTTTACCAAATCATTTTTAGAACCATTAAGATTTATTGTAAATGCAATTGGTTGGAACTTTGAAAAGAAATCAAACCTAGATGAATTTTTTTAAAATAACACTTGACATTAGAGAAATCGTTATTATATAGCATAGAAAGGAGAATTATATAATGAGTAAAATAATAGGAATAGACTTAGGAACAACGAACTCTTGTGTTGCCGTAATGGAAGGATCACAAGGGAAAGTATTAGAGAATGTAGAAGGTGCAAGAACAACACCGTCAGTAGTATCGTTTGGTGATGAAACGTTAATTGGTATGCCAGCAAAGAGAGTAGCAGTAACCAATCCAGAGAATACTATCTATGCAGTTAAGAGATTAATTGGTAGAACATTTGACGGAGAATCTGTACAAAAAGATATACAGACAACACCTTATAAAATTGTTAAGGCAGATAATGGAGACGCATGGATAGAAGCAAAAGGTAAAAAGTATTCACCATCACAAATCTCAGCTTTCACTTTACAGAAGATGAAAGAAACTGCTGAAAAATATTTAGGATCAGAAGTTAAAGAGGCAGTTATAACTGTACCTGCTTACTTCAACGATTCACAAAGACAAGCAACTAAAGACGCTGGTAAGATTGCAGGTCTTGATGTTAAAAGAATAGTAAACGAACCAACAGCAGCTGCATTAGCATATGGTTTAGATAAAAAGAAATCAGGTAAAATAGCAGTTTATGATTTAGGAGGTGGTACATTTGATGTATCTATTCTTGAATTAGGTGATGGTGTGTTCGAAGTTAAATCTACAAATGGTGATACATCATTAGGTGGTGAAGATTTTGATAATGCAATTGTAGATTATCTATTAGCAGAATTTAAAAAAGAACATGGTATGGATTTAAGAACAGATAATCTAGCATTACAAAGAGTTAGAGAATCAGCTGAAAAGGCAAAATGTGAATTGTCATCAACAGTTGAAACAGAAATCAATATACCTTTCATTACTGCTGATAAATCAGGACCTAAACATTTAAATGTTAAATTAAATAGAGGAACATTTGAAGGTCTAGTGAGTAATCTAATTAAGAAATCAATGACACCTTGTCAAACAGCATTAAAGGACGCTGGTATAAAGTCAACAGATATAGATGAAGTTATATTAGTTGGTGGTATGACTAGGATGCCTATGGTTAAAAAAGAAGTAGAAAAATTCTTTGGCAAAAAACCACATGAAGGAGTAAATCCAGATGAGGTAGTTGCTATAGGTGCTGCCATTCAAGGTGGTGTTTTAGCAGGTGATGTAAATGATGTATTACTATTAGATGTGACACCTCTATCACTTGGTATTGAAACACTTGGTGGTGTATCTACAAAGGTTATTGAAAAGAATACAACTATACCTACAAAGAAAAGTCAAGTATTTTCTACTGCACAAGATAATCAAAATGCAGTTAATATAAATGTTTCACAAGGTGAAAGACAACTTGCAAAAGATAATAAATCACTTGGTAACTTTATGCTTGATGGTATCCCACCTGCACCTAAAGGTATGCCTCAAATAGAAGTGACGTTTGATATTGACGCTAATGGTATTTTAAGTGTATCTGCTAAAGACAAAGGTACAAATAAAGAACAGAAAATAACTATACAAGCTTCTGGTGGTTTATCAGAAACAGAAATAGAACAAATGGTCAAAGACGCAGAAGCAAACAAAGACGCTGATGAAAAAGTAAAAGAAAAGATTGAGGCTAGAAATCACGCTGATGGTCTTGTTGCTAGTTTAAAGAAAACTGTTGAAGAACATGGAGACAAAGTTTCAGCAGAAGAAAAAACTAAAATAGAAACTGGCATAACTGAACTTGAAGAAGCGCTTAAAGGCGAAGATGTTGAAGATATTAAAAACAAAACTAAAACATTAACTGAAGTGTCTATGAAATTAGGTGAGGCAGTCTATAAAGATATGCAACAACAACAAGAAGAACCTAAAAAAGAAGAAAAGAAAAAAGATGATAATGTTGTTGACGCTGAGTTTGAAGAGGTTGACAATAAAGAATAATTGTGATATAATAATACTATGAAAGACTATCAACGCAATAATACACTATATAGCCGTCTATTAGCCGCCGCTGGGGATGATAAACTACCTGTGTTAGATAACAAGACATTTGAATCTATGAACGCAGAATACGGCAAGGAAGAGATGAGAAAAAACCTTGCTGATTATATTGCCACAGAGCGACCTGTATTTCCTTTAAAAGAAATAACAGAAGATAATATGAGAGATAGTTTTAATTCATTAAAGAATTTTAACACTAATGCTATATGTACACCTAAAGATCAGGTTGATAAAGAGGTCTTTGAAAAGTATGATGATTACGAATATAGTTATGATAAGTATGGTCTAGGTTTAATCAATGGACCAAGTACCTACAATGATGTGTCAAATTATTTCATGCAAGATTTGAGATTAGAATGTGGTAGTTATGGCTTTAGAGCACCTAAAGAAGTATGGGAAAATGGTGACGCATATGCTATATGGAAATGTTTAGGTCCTATATGGCGTGGTATCAATGATGTTAAACTAACTAAAGTAAAAGATTTAGATGGCAATGAGTCTGAACAATTACTAGGTGGTAAATTAGATTCTAAAAGTTATATAAGTGCATTTAGATTAGGTACATATATTGCAACACAATTTAAACCTGTTGTTGCAAAGGCAATATATCAAATGACAAATGCTAAAACTGTATTAGATACGAGTTGTGGTTGGGGTGATAGACTTGCAGGTTTCTTTGCTAGTGACGCTGAAGAATACTATGGTTGTGATCCTAATCCGAATACATATGCTAGATATACACAACAGATATCAAAGTACAATAAATTATTATCTAAACCAAAGAAGGTAACGATATGGAGATGTGGCGCTGAAGACTTACCTTATCATAAGTTACCACCAATAGATGTTGCATTTACTTCTCCACCATACTTCTCTACCGAAGAATATAATAAAGGTGGTGAGTTTCAAGAAGATCAATCATGGTCTAAATTTAATGAGTATGAAAAATGGCGTGATGACTTCTATTTACCTGTTGCTGAAAAGTCAATGGCTGTATCAAAGTTTTTATTTGTCAATATTATGGATCCAAAGATCAAAGGTACTCGTTATAGATCAAGTGATGAATTGGTCAATAGATTGAAAGATAAATTTTTAGGTCAAATTGGCATGAGAATTATGCAAAGACCTAAATCAGATAAACTATTTGCAGATGATAAAGCCAAAGCAGACTTTATGAATAAATTGTTTATCGAAAATATATGGTGTTTTGGTGATAAAACTTTTGATTTATTTCAACACTCCAGAAAGGCAAATTTAGATGAGTTTTTTGCTTGACATAAGATATAAATATAGTATAATAGATAATGAAACTAACAAGGATAATTAATGAGTGATTTTTTAAAAGATATAATAAAAGAAACTGGTAATGAATATGCCAGTCTAGTATCAGACGGTGCTTCAGGAGATACTGATTCGTTTATAGATACAGGTTCATATATATTCAATGCCTTATTAGGCGGCTCTATTCATAGAGGACTCCCTTCAAATAAGATAACAGCAATCGCAGGTGAAAGTGCTACAGGTAAAACTTTCTTTGTATTAGGAATGTGTAAAAACTTTCTTGAACAGAATCCTGACGCTGGTGTTATATTCTTTGAATCAGAATCAGCGATTACAAAAGAAATAATCGAAGAAAGAGGAATTGATAGTAGTAGAATGGTTGTAATGCCAGTGACTACTGTACAAGAGTTTAGACATCAAGCACTTACTGTATTAGAAAAATATATAGATCAAAGTGCTACTGAAAAGAAACCGTTGCTATTAGTATTAGATAGTTTAGGTATGTTATCTACTACAAAAGAAATTGAAGATACACAAGACGGAAAAGAAACTAAAGATATGACAAGGGCACAAATTGTTAAGGCTGCCTTTAGAGTATTGACTTTAAAATTAGGTAAGGCAAAAGTGCCTTTGATAATTACTAATCACACTTATGATGTTATTGGTTCTATGTTCCCACAAAAAGAAATGGGTGGTGGATCAGGATTAAAATATGCTGCCTCATCAATCGTATATCTTTCTAAAAGAAAAGAGAAAGATGGTACAGAAATTATAGGTAATATAATACATTGTAAGAACTATAAATCAAGATTAACCAAAGAAAACAAAGTTGTAGATGTTAGATTAACCTACAGCAAAGGTTTGGATAGATACTACGGTCTACTAGACTTGGCTTTAAAACATAATATATTTAAACAAGTTTCTACTAGAATTGAATTACCAGACGGAACAAAAACATTTGGTAAAACAATTAACAATGACCCGACAAAATACTTCACAAAAGAAATACTAGAACAATTAGATGGAGTATGTAGTAAAGAGTTTAAATATGGAGATGGAGTTGAAGCAGAAGATACCACAACCTCACAAGACGACTAACCCTAAACATAGGGAAGACTATGTGTTTGTAGAAAAACCTGGAGAGGACTTTACAGCACTAAAGTTAATTAGTGGTCCATTTTCATCAATAGTTTATAAGTACGGTGCCGTTGGGTTCAGACCAGAGTCTGAAAAAAGACCTGATGGTACCTTGCCTATGCAGTTTGATTATGTTATAATAGAGAATAACATTGACGCAGATTGTGATAGTCAAGAATTTATTAACCATATCGGCGACATACTTGTTGTGTTGCTTGATGAAAAACTAAAAGAAGATAAACTAAATGCCAAGAATTGAACAAACAGCTTTAAGTAATTTAATTCATAACGAAGAATATACTAGAAAGGTTTTACCTTTTATCAAAGAAGAATACTTTGCTGACCGACTAGAAGGATTATTGTTTTCAGAAATCTATAAGTTTGTTGAAAAGTATAATAGTCTTCCCACAAAAGAAGCGTTATCTATTGAGATTAACTCTAATAAGAATGTTAATGAAGATGAATACAAAAAGATAACAGATATATTATCCACATTAGATAAAGAACCAGTGAATACAGAATGGTTATTAGAAACCACAGAAAAGTTTTGTAAAGATCGTGCCATACATAATGCGATACTTGGTGGTATTCAAATACTAGATGGCAAAGATAAAGAACATACTCCAGAGTATCTACCTGAATTATTATCAGGTGCATTAGGTGTATCGTTTGATCAGAAAGTTGGTCATGATTATTTACTAGAGTCACAAGAAAGATATGACTTTTATAAAAAGAAAGAAGAAAGATTAGAACTTGATTTAGATTTCTTTAACAAAATTACAAGAGGTGGTATACCAAGTAAGACTTTGAATATTTGTCTTGCAGGTACAGGTGTTGGTAAGACAATGTTTATGACACACCTTGCTTCATCTGTATTATTACAAGGTAAAAATGTATTATACATTACTATGGAAATGGCTGAAGAAAGAATTGCTGAAAGAATAGACGCTAATCTTTTAAATGTAGGTATGAGTGATCTTGAAGAATTACCTTATACAATGTATGAAACAAAGATAAACAAATTACAAAGTAAGACAACAGGTAAGTTAATCATCAAAGAATATCCTACTGCGTCTGCTCACACAGGTCACTTCAAGAATCTATTGAGTGAACTTGCAATGAAGAAATCATTTAAACCAGATATCGTATTCATAGACTATCTAAACATATGCTCTAGTGCTAGATTTAAGGCAGGTGCAAATGTGAATAGTTATACTTACATCAAATCAATTGCAGAAGAATTAAGAGGTCTTGCAGTAGAGATTGATGTACCTATATTTTCTGCTACTCAAACTACAAGAGGTGGTTTTGTAAGTAGTGATGTAGGTTTAGAAGATACATCTGAATCATTTGGTCTTCCTGCAACAGCAGACTTTATGTTTGCTTTGATTAGTAGTGAAGAACTAGAAGAAAAAAATCAGATAATGGTTAAACAATTAAAGAATAGATATAATGATCCAACAATCAATAGA